CTTGATGTTTTTCTGTTGTTTATTTTGACTTCAATTTGCTGTTGCCATAACAATACCTTTTCTGGATTACTAGGTCTATACCATGCAGTATGTTCATTAAGGAATGTTTTATATTCCTCTAAAAACTTCCATGATCCTTTATCATTAATATAATCTTTTAGTGATGCACCAATTTTACATATGGATCCTTCCTCAAACCAATATTGATTAATGATTTTACCCATGTGAAAATAAGAAGATGCAATCTGACGTTTTTTAAGTATAGCTACATGCTGATTATTTAACTCAGCTATTACTTCATACAAAGCCATATGATACTGAGCATCTCTTACTTTAGCAAACCCATAATGTTTTTCTTCCTTATCAAAGATAGGAAGGAAGTTGAGCCACATATAATAATCTCTAGTTAGGTACCAATGTTTGTCCCCATCTTTATAAATTACACCTGATCTACATTTGTTTTTTTGATCTTCCCAGTATGCTATAAAATCTTTAGACCTAAACGGAGCATTACAATAAAAACCTTCTTTATTAAATATCTGTGCTTGCTCATTAAACTTAAGTGCAATTTTATTAAACTCATATTTTCCAGGCTCTTTAAATATGGATTCTAGGTATTCTCTAAACTCTACATCTGATTTAAATTCAGTTGTTGTCCATAAACCTTTATCATATGTTGGTATGATTCTACTCATACCTTATGATAGCATATACATCTCCTACTTGCAATAATAAATGTTCTTCACCATGATGTTGCATTGGTGTAGGCATTGCATGATCTGCATATTGTACCACATCCCCTATTTGAATTTCTGTTACTTCATCCCCACGTCCTACAACCAAACCTTGAAATGTTTGTTTACGGGCCATTTCAGGTAATATAATTCCAGAAGCTGTTTTAGACTCTGCTTTTATTTCCTTTATGAGTAACTTCATCCCCACTGGTACTACTACTTGATTTTTCATTCTTTTTATTTGTTGATTTATTATTAAATTCTAGTTCATCCCAATAACAAAAATGCCATTCTATTTTTTTATTCATTTACATTTGATCATAAGATAATCCAGCACCTCCACGCACTGAACTTTCTTGTTCTTGTTGCATATCAGTAAATGCACCTTTATATGATTGTCTGATTTGCTCAAATTTAGCTGCAGCATTTATCATAGAGTTCATGTTACCATCTCTACCATGTTCAATAGGGGTTACCTCCATATACCTTGCTAATCTATCTAACATAGCTTTAATACCCACGTAGGCCCTATAGGTAGGTGTTTCATACATTTGTTTACACATATCTATTGCATATCTTATCTTACCATCTTCTGGAGATTCTTCTAAACCAATTTCTTCTATAATAATATCTTCTTTCTCATGTTCTGGAAGATTAAAGAAAGGATTTAAATCTGGGTTAGGGCAAGTCATGTAAAATAAATATTGATATACCTGCATGTGTGTGTCAGGATATGTATCCATTATTTTTTTTAAAAATGGTAAAGCATAACAGTGCTCTGTTAATACCACCTTGCTGTTTTGTATGTCAAATAATCTTATTACCATATCTTAAAAACAATTACATCCGTCTTCATATAAATCATCTCTATTTATTGTCAGCATTAGTGTTCTTAAATAAGCAGCAGACTGAGTTACAACAAAAGGTGTTATTATATTCCTTAAATAAACCATTCTCCTATCAGGAAACTTATTTTCTGGTGTCCCAATATATAATTCTGCTACTGCAATTATATCATTTCTATTAATAAAAAATGGTTTAGTTTTATTATAATCAGTTTCTTGAGTTGATTGATAATTATTACTCTCATCTCCAGGTGTAATTAGTGTAGTAGGAAATGCTTGAGTTAACTCTATATAATTATTATCATATAATGCTATTTTTTTTGACATAATCTTTTATTTTTTATTTTCTTTTAACCACATAATAATAGAATTTACTTCATCCTTTAAATATGGTAATTCATAGATTTTAATTTTCTCTAATACTGGTTCTCCATTTACATGTTCATTAATAGGATAGCCATTTGTATCTTCACCCACTTGTTTAAACTTTACATGTTGAATTGTTAGTTTTCCAATTTTAAGTTGAGGGTTGTGCTTTTTAATAATATACGCATAAATACTGAGTTGAAGGTTATAATGGTTTAAATTACAATCATCTAAATGATTAACGGGCTTATACATTTTATTAGTAATGCCCTCCCAATTTGTAAATCCTTTATCTTTTATTTCTTTATTTGTTTTGTAATCATTAATGTTAATATATCCATTTACAACTTCAACAACATCAGCTTGTCCACATAAACCTACTGATTTTAAGTATACTAAGTGTTCAGGATATAATCCATCTTTTAATTTTTGAACAGGTGCAAATTTAATACCTTCATCATTAATGATTGGTTTTATAATTGGCACTTCTACTCCATGACGGCCTATAGTATCTAGTTCCATCATATCTGCTTCTCTTTGATCATGATAAAAGTTACCCAACTTTATAGCTCTTGCTGTCTCACCATCCCATGCAGCCAGAATTTCTTTAGGTGTCATACCATACCACTTGGACCTTTTATTTTTAGCTGATTTTTTAGCTTGACCATCTCTATCAAACTTAGGTTTAAACTTAGCAATAAATGAAGTTACACTTAGCCAGTTTATTTTTTCATCATCTGTACTCTCATACACATGACCTTCTTCTACAAATTTTAGTCCCATGGTTTTATTTTTATGTTGTTGTTGTTGTATAATTAAACGCAGGAATTGAAAAAGTATTTATTATTGTAGTAGCCTTTTCAGTTAATAAAGTAACTGCTTCTTCTGCAGTTATTTGTTCTTCAGCTAACAATTCCCCTACTATTTGTTCCTTAGTTAATTTTTTCATTTTCAATTTTTTTGGTTATTATTTCTTCTTCTTCTTCTGTTGTATAGGCATCCCAGTATCCCTTTGGGCACTCTGAGGATAGTGACCTAACCTTAAATGCTAAACTACAACCACAGTCACTACAGCATGGCTGTGTGCCTGGTGCCAAACAATCATCACCTTTTGCATCAAACAAAGAACAAGCAATACATTTTTGAAATCTATCAGTAGCAACTGCTTCAATATGTTCCTTTTTAAAAACGTTATTCTTAATTCCTTCAGCAATCTTATCAGCATTTTTAAATACATCAAGATATTTTGACCATTTATTCTTTGACATTTTTAAACTTCTTTTTTCTAATTATATCTTGTTCTAATTGAAGCATTGCACTTTCCATTTGAACTATATTATTTTGTATATCTTCACTTTTAGCAAATCCATTATAAGTTCTTTTAGCAATGTTTCCTAAAAGACTTTTATTTTTTAATATTGCCTTATCTAATTTATTTTTTCTTAGATAAAAAGTACCTAATCCATCTATATTTATTCTAGGATAAGCTAGAGTTGATAATTTCTTTCTCACCTTTGCATAATAGAATGAAACAAAATCATCTACTACTGAAGGATGAACACCAACTTCATCAGCTATTCCTTTCTTAAAATCTCTATGATTCTTCGGGTTCACGTCCTAATATTTTATAATCTAATAATACTAGCCCATTAGATTGAACATTAATATCTGGATTTAAAGAAATAGTTTTTTTGTTATGCCCTTTTTTAATTAATAAGTTTTTTTTCTCAGCTTTTGTTATTGCATTTCTAGCTGACTGAGAACTTTTAAATATACCTTTACTTACTGCATCTGAGCAAAACTTTGTTAATTCTATTTCTTGAACCTTAGCTAATTCAGTTAAAAACTTTAAGTCAGAATTACTTATCAATGTATTATTAAAGAAACAATATGTAACTATCTGAAACTTTATTGAAACATTAATATCTACTTGATGTTTTAAATCTACTTTATTTACTATAGCCATAATTATAAACTCATTATCATATCAACAAAGTTAGGGTGTGGATAGCAATCCATTTTACCCTTACGTACATTGGTATGTGTTAATAAACCTTTTATTTTACCATAGAATGCATCAGATTGAAATTCAAAACCTTTATGAGGACCGTGTTTTTTAATAAACTGCTGTAATCCAAGTCTAACATCTATTTCATCTCTTTCAGCTACATATTTGATCCACTTTTCAGTTTCTCTAATTTGTGCATCTGAATATGAATGCCAATATAATTTACCTTTAAATGGTTCTTCAAGTTCTGTTACTTGTTCAGGTATACATTTAGATCCAACATAAGTTAAGTAATTTTTATCTAGATAACCCATATTACATATTTCTAAACCTACTGAATGACGGTTCATAAAACCAGAACCAGTCTTACCTAAGTGCCACCCCTGACAACCTTCTGGAAATGCTTGTACCATTACACCATCAAACTCATCATCCCCATTCCTATGATTAATACCACCTAAAACAAACTCAGTAGCTATACTCCCTCTGCTATCTCTACCCCAATGATCAATACATCTATATGGATTAGGATTACCTGCTGTATGATGTAAGAATATGTAATCATTTTTTATAGGTCCTTTTAAATATTCACCTTTAGGTAAATAATGCCTATGAATAACCTGATCATAATCTGTTTTAAAGTATTGGGTTGATACATCAGTATCTTCAGTTATTCCATCAGGAACATTATGTTCCATATTTAGAACTAATACCCATGTGTCAGAATCAACAACACCAGTGACCATTAATTCTTTATCTAATTGGAATCTTTCTACAGCTTTTTCTGTTAAAGGTCCGAAGACCCCATCTGTGGTAAGTCCTAATGCTGTCTGTAGTGTTTTGACATCAGAACCCCTGCTACCTTTCTTAAGCTGTTTCACCTTGCATAGCTTTTACCATTGCTTCTTGAAATGCTTTGCCTTCTTCAGTGTTAGGATCTGGTTGGCCTTCACCTTTTTGACTAGCATATTGCTGTGCCATAAACATCTGAGCTTGCATACGCTCTGCTCTAGATTTTTCAATAGCTGCTAATAAGCCTTCATAGTCAGCTTGAATTTCTAAATGAGGTATGTTTTCTTTGTAGAATTCAGTGATCTCTTCTCTACGTGCTGCCATTTCTTCTTTTGACATTTTAGGATCTGCGTCTTGAAGATTTGGATTGGTTTTTGAATTTGACATTTTTACGTTTTTAAAAGTTTATAAAAACAAATGTACTAAAAATAGTTTAAATAAAAAAAGTTTACATACTTATTTTAGAAACCGTATTACGTCTCAATACGTCTATTAACATTTTAGCTTCCGAGTATTGCCATATTTTAATTGTATATGACGGATCTTGAATATACCATCCACCATCTTCTTCAGCTTCATCATTACCTCCAGAGTGAAATAGCATATCACCAAACTCAATACTAAAATAATAATATCCTTCTGGCCAATCATCATCTTCATGGTGACCCATCTTAGTAAATCCTAATTCTCTTAATTGTGCTGCTGTCATAATCTACCATTTAACTTTATCTGCCCAGTATGCTGCAGACATCTTACCTTTCTTTATATTCTTTCCGTGTCTAGCCTTAAAAGACTTACGCTTTGCTTTCATTTTAGCTGACTCACCTGCTTTTGGTTTACCTGCTGTACTAGCGCCTTGTTCTCCAAAACGAATAGTCTTAACCTTATCTCCTACTTTAGCTACAACTACGTGAGACTTCTTAGGATGCCCTGGGGTACGCTTAGGCTTATTAAAACCTGATACACCTGCTCTTGCTAATCTACTATCTTTTTTAGTTGCCATAATTAATGTGCTTTAGCTTGTATAACAATCCACTCTGTACCATCAGACCAAACAGATACACCTTCATATCTTTTAGAAATCTCAAAATCTGATCCACCATCTATAGTATCTCCTGGAGCTGCAGTAATAAAAATCTTATCTTGTGCTCCATTATCTAAACTACCATCTGTAATAATTCTAATATTTCTATATCGTAATGAAGATGCAAGAGGTAAATTAAGAATATAGTTTCCATTTCCAAGACCATCCCAAGATATATCTATTAAGTCATAATTAGTGGGCATTGTAGAAGATCCTCCAGCACCAGCTAAAAGATTAAAAGGTTCTAGTGTGACTAGTTTAGAAGTATTATTGTTTACAAAAGATACTAAGTCTTTTGCTAATATTAATTCTGTATTCACCTTTGGATTTGGTTTTAATCTTTCATGGGGTGTTTCATATCTAGATATAATAAAATAATCATCTAGTTTAAGTTTGTCAACTTTCTTTCTTGAAAGCATACCCATCATATCTTGTAATATTGTACTCATCTTTTTTTACCTTTATGCAAACCGTGGCTTGCGTGTTGTTTACCTTTCTTTGTTGCAGCACGTTTCTTTTTATTAGCTGCTGCTAATTTAGCTTTACCTTTTTTAGTACTCTTTAGTTTAGCAATAGTTTTCTTTGGAGCATATACTTCACCTGTCTCAGAACTTTTCTTTCCTGATGCAGTTGTCCATTTTTGCTTTGTCCATCTAGTAAGACTTTTTTGTTGTTTAG